ACTTTTCTCTTGGCGTTGAAGGGTTAGGTGCAGGCGCTTGCAGATTGGAGCCTGTAGCCCTGTTATAAGCCTTCCTACCAGCCTCTGTCATGCCACCACCTTCAGCCACTGACTGAAAGTGCCTACCCTTACCACGCGTTGTCTTTGCAATCGGGTTTGCCATGCTCACCTCATCATCAGTGCTTCAGCTTCTCGACGCTTAGTCAGTCCTGGTAGCACCCTGCCTGCAGCCTTGTTCCACTTGCGACACTCCACTGCTGCACCTTCCCAGTCATTGGCATCGATACGTTTCTTGAAGGTCGAGATTCTGTAGTTGCCTAGCCCGCAGTTATACGCCCAACTGATGACTGCAGCAATACGTCTAGGGCTTGCAGAAAGAAGCCTCGGTGAGAGTTTTACCAGCCCGGAAACGAAGTGCCTGACATGTTCCTGAAGGGCAGTCTCAGCTTGTTCTTTTGTCCAGACAGTGTATTGCCTAATATCACGACCAGTAGCACCATAACCGATAGTCCAAGGGTCGCCACCAGTACCGGGGTCAGGATAAGCACAGCAATCGCCGTTAGGAAGGCGTCGAGCATAGCCTTCAAAGGGCTTGATGAGTACGTTGATGGCAAGCTCAATCGCTTCATTCACTTGTACTTCTCTATGCTGCGGCCAACAAACCAAAACGTGAGAATCATGGTGAAGAGTCCAAAGTCATCTTCATCCCAACACTTGACAATTACTTCATGCCACGGCGCATTGCTTTGAAACGCAAGAACAAGCGAAGCCGCCTTGACGGCAGCGTACATGCCAAATATCGCCCAGGTGATTCCAGGGCGTACCAAGGCAGAGATTCCAGCCACAAACCAACCTGCTGCTTGAGCCGTTTGACTCTGTTCTTCAAAGGCCGCTTTAATGGTGTCGAGTTGCTGAACACTGTAGTCAACATACTTTTCCTCCATCTTAAAAGTGCCGCGCATCTTCTCAAGATCGGTCTGCAATTGGAACATGTTGAGTTCGTGCTGACGTTCATTCTTCTTATCGAGGAACTTCAGCACTTCCGGTGCTAGCCTGAACAGGCCACCAAAGATCGAACCTAGTAAGCCACCTGACAGCAACTCAAACATTATTTCTTGCTCATCTTTTCACGCTCTTCAAGCAACCTGACTTTGACCTGAAGTTCGTTGATATGGTGCATAAGCTGTTCTTTCTGTATAGCCCTTTTCTCTGCTGATATAGGGCTATCAGTTGGAACACCTTCCTTCGTAATCAGCGCAGGCATTGAGCCTTCGATCTTGGTTAGGCGAGTAGAGAAATCAGCAACCTGTCCTAGCAGCCAAGCCAGTGATGCAACGATCACAGGTATAACCGCTTTAAGAACATCAGCCCAATTCATTTGTTCAGAATCTGATCAATGCGAGTGTGAGCCTTGTCGGCGGTCATATGCAGATGCTCTACCTTAGCCTTGAGTTCAGCCAGGTCTGATCTAATCGCTACATATGCACCAAACGCTCCAGCAGCAGCACCAATCAGGGCTTGTATGACTACTGACATCGACACTTCCATTTAGGACATCCCTTCGCCTGGTGTGATGTACAGGTTGTGCGTACCCGTATCCACGATGGCAGCAAAGTAAACCGGATTAGTTCCATTGGCTTGGCCGTTGGTAATTACAATTCTACTGTTAGGAGGAACAACAAATCCATACTGACCAGTACCAGACGTTGGTATTACCGCCGTAGTTCCGCTACTTGCACCTGTCTTTACAAAGATTTCATGGTTTCCATCGTTGTAAAGCGCAAACTGGTTAGCAGGCGTATCAGCGTAAACCGCAACATTCGCAGATGTTGTCGTTACGCTTAAAAGGTAAGTCTTGCCAGTAGCAAGAAACGCAATATTATTTGCCACCTTTGTTCCCCCATTGCTGCGCTGCAGTCATGGTGCCATAGCAGGGAGCACCGTTGGTGAACTTAGGCTGGAAGTTAGGGTTTACTTGCTTGGCCGTGCCTTGGCTAGGCTTTAGCACCACCTGTTTGCTCACCACTTTCGTCATCGTCATCATGCTTTGTTTCCTTCATTAAGGATGGTAAAAACACTGTGATGGCAAAGATAAGCAATGCGGCGATCCGCTCATAACTCGGCCCCCACATTGTCCAGCAAGCTAAGGCAAAAGTCATCGACAACGCCAAGATTGTCAACACCCTCGCCACCACTAACTTCAAACTAATACGCACTACCTTCAACAGAAGATTAGAATCCATGTTCAGCCTCATGGGGTTAATTAAGGTTATCTAGTCTACCTTAACTATCTTCATCTTCGTCTTCATCCATGAAACCTCTTCCCCAGTCAGCATCACTAGCTTTCAGGCGAATGGCTTCTAACTTCAATGCTCGGTCAATAATCTTCGACTTATCGGTAAGGCTTGCTTCCGGGTCTGCCATGACTTCAGCCAAGAGTTTGCTTATCGCAGCCTCTAAGTCAGGGTTTATGCCCGACTGCTTACGCTTCACCGCATCATGCGACGCTTGGGCTGGCGCTCAGGCATCTTGTTCATAGGCTGGCGACCTAACGCACGTTGTGCTGCAAGCGAACCTGCAACCTCATTGCGTCCTGCTTCAGCGGCTTGCGCTTCCTGACGCTTCATCTCTTTATTACCTTCTGCCTTCATCATGCCATCGTAGTTCATCGCATACCTCTCTTGGTTTTACGCGCTGTGGAATAGGCTATGGCCGCAGCCTGCTTGACTGCCGCTCTCTTACTGGCAGGACGGCTTGTGCCAATCTTGCCACTATCTTTGAATTTACGCACCATCTCACCAATGTTGGTCGAGATTGTCTTCTGGCTACTACCTTTCTTAAGGGGCACTTCCACCTCCAAGCAATGAACCTACAGGTTGCGCTGCAATGCCACCAGCGCTTCCAGCGGCGACAGCCCTGAATATGCGAGTGGCCGCTTCAACACGACGATTAGGATCAACCACACGATTGATAACTTGCACCTGCCTGCGCAATTGATCAATCTCTCTTGGGCCTACAAGCGCAGAACCTTCGAGTGCCGGTATGACATTGCGCTCAAACACATCATTGAGTTTTTCTGGGGCGACGCGAGACAATGCCAATTCAAGAGCGCTTAAGAAGTCTTGCTTAGTACGTCTATCAGTACCTAAGTAAGAAGCCAACCTGCGAGTATCTTCAATAGACTTAGCGCCAGTAAGAATTGATTCAATTGTTTGAGCCGGATTCTTGCTGCCAAGTACGCTTTGCACTGCTTGTTCAGGCGTGGCAACCGCTTCAGGCATTGCAGCTTTGGCTCGCTTCTCTGCCTCACTCATGATTGCTTTGCGCTGGCTTTCAACCTCGCCTGCACTAGCTTTGCGTTGCGCCTCAAGTTCACGAGCCAAACGCTGTGCCTCGGTTTCACCCGCTTGCAATCTGCCTGCCGCTAATTTTTCTGCGCCAGCGATTGCTTGAGTCGCCTCTTTCTCGCCCGCTTTTTCAATCCTACCTGCTTCGGTAGCAGCTTTTGTCTGAACACCAGCCGCCTTTGTTTGAGCCGTTGCAGGCAATCCACCCATCTCTGTACGCAAAGCAGTAGCTAGTTTTTGCCTGCGACTAGCAACAGATTCTGCGGTTCCTAGACTGCTAGCAAACGTATCAATGTCTGAACGCAATTGCGGGAAGCGCTCTAGCCAACTGCGGTTTGCAAAAGCAAAGTCGGCAATCTGTTTTCCGTTCTTTTGCTGAATTTGATCAGCAACAAATTGTCTAGCAAGTTGTTCTATTTGCTGCGTATTACCACCAGCAAGTGCGATGGCTTCATCAACCGTATCGCGTGTCTTAAAGATTTGCGCAGGAAGGTCTGAAGCAAAGGTTGAAAACTTACTGAAGTCAAAGTCTTCACGACCAGTAAGAGCCTTGCCAAACTTACTCTTGAATTGGCTAATAGGCTGGCTATCTACCTTGTACTGATCTAATGCTTTACCAAAGCCCGGCACAAATTCTCGCTGTATGTTCTCAACAATTTCTTTGAGCTTGCTAGCTTGCTGTTGACCAATAGCATCAAAGCCTTCAGCAGGAAGTCCGGCGGCACGGTCACCGAGGAAACGGCGCAGATACTCCAGCGATCTGAAACTAACCTCACGATCTACAACGCTGCCATCTTCGGCTACTGTACGTCCAGTGATAGCACTCTTAACTCGATTCAACTGATCGCGTATCTGAGGAAGATTGACGTTAGACATCTTGGTATCTGGATTGCGCAAGATGTCATTAATAAGTTCTACACCAGACCTAAACGCTGTGGTCTGTTTGATTCGTGAACCGGATTTTTCTTTAGCTTCAGCCTCTGCAAATGCGCCACCCATGTTGGCATCTGCCGCCGCTTGACGCTCAGACCGCAAGCCCTGCAACCGAGTGTCAATAAGGTTTCTAGCTTCCGACCCAATGTCAGCCACGTTTGCAGGCTGACCGACTTGACCAAGACCACCTCTAGCCTGCGTTACTCGCTGCTCACCAGTTTGCCTTGCACGGCTGGCAACTTCACGAAGTCTAGCAACGCGCTGATTGGCTTCGGTAAGGATGCGTTCGGCTTCTTTCTGACCTTGGTTAATAATGTCATCGGCACGTTTTTGCGCAGCCTGGCGCAACATAGGCTCTTGATTGCGAGCTTCAGCCATGATGCGATCTGCTTCGTTGCGAGCATTAATCAGCGCTAATCCAGACTGCTGTTTTTGCGCTTCTTCTAGTTTGATCATGGCTGCTTCAAACTGGCTTTGCAAACGCCCAACCTGTTGCTCTGCTGCGCCCATGATGCTTTGTGCAGCCGAGTTAGCATCGCCTTCAGCACGTTGAAAATCTGCTTGCAGTTGCTGCTGTTTGGCAATGATGTTTTGCCTAGCTTGGTCGTACACGCGGGTTTGCGAACCAACGTCAGTAGCTTCTCTACCGCCGCGCATCTTGGCTTGCAATCGTTGCGCCGCTGCCTGCCTGGCAATTGATTCAGCAGAACCGTTAGGCATGAGTACAGAACGCGCAGCAGTTGATGCGTCTTGCACATAGCCAGTAGGCGCTGTGCGTCCTAACATACGACTTAAAAAACGACCGGACTCTGGTGCAACAATCTCGCTAACAAACCTAGCACCTTCTTGCGCTGTCTTGCCACCACCCATTAATTCTGTGCCTTGAGCCGCTGCCTCACCAGCAACGCCGCTCAACAAACCAGCGCCAGCAGAGGCTAAACGTGCGCCCCTCATTACATTGCCAGCAGCCATCATAGGTATACCAACCGATGCGCCACCAGGAAACATTGATGCAGCCATTCCCCCATATGTAAGCAATTCTGGAGCGATAGCACCAGCAACCGCGCCAGTAGTTCCGGCACCAATAAATTCTCTACCACGTTCCATAAGTGATGGAGGTTTAGGCTTTGCAGGTTCTTGCAAAGAAGGGACGCTAGAACCACGCTGCTTGCTTAAAGCCTCTTGCTTCTCTAGTTCGAGGAGTTCAAGTTCTTCTTGCTCACTGAGTGCCACTTTGCGCTCCTTGTTGCTTAGCTCTTAACTCTTGCAAACGACGTTCTTTTTCATCGCTCCATCCGCTTGAAGGCGCTGCTTGAGGCTGAGATGGCGCTTGCATCATAACTGGCGCTGCAGTTGCGTATGGATTGATTTTGTCTCCTTTCGCAACTCCTGTATCCATACCCGGCCGGAATTTAATTGCTGGCAACCCAGTGTAAATTTGTCTATAAATGTCAATTGTGTCTTGCACACCTTTTGACATGATTTTTAATTTTTCATCAATCGCTTCGGGTGTATCACCTGGTTGCGGCACCGCACCATAGTTACGCATAGCTTCTGAAAAAGAAACAGCCGTTCCAGACTGATTATGATAATACTTATTGCGAAGCCTAATTATTTTTGTCATGAACTGCCTGACTTCAGGGTCACGTTCTGATTGAACCATCTGGTTCAGCACTTCACTTTTTTCGGATGCCCATTCAAGCGGCCTTGTGTTTTGAATTTTTTGCTTTAAGGTTGGACTTTGAATGTCTGTAACCAAATCGTTGATGTCAGCAACAAGAACGTTGTCAGATACAAATTTCTTAACAGCATCAGCACCTGGTTTTAATGCGCCTTCTTGCCGCTTTTGTTCTGCAAGGTCTCTGCGCAATTGAGCATTTTGATCTGCAATTTGCTTTTGCATTTGCATACGCTCACGCTGCAATTGCGCCTGCTGTTGTAACTGAAGCATTGTCTGTGTAGCGCGATCAGAACCTTCTACCGCTTTGTTAAGTGCTTCACTGGCTTGCTTATACATGCCTTGACGCATAGCGGCAGCGGCAACACTATTTTGCGTCTCCGCTTCCAGTATCTTTAACTCACCTTCAGCAGCCTTACGATCTGTCTGCAATAAGTTCATAGCCCTATTGAATCGATCAAGCGTTTGCCGATTGTTTTCCTTGATAGCCTCTACATTCTTTGTAAAGACATCGAGTTCACGCTTGTAAACGTCTTGCCTGCCTTGCCTAAATCCTTCTACAGCGCCGTTAAGAGCTGCCATAGCAGCCATCCCTGACCGCTTGCTAGCACCACCAGTAAGGAAGCCAGCAACAATGCTAAGGCCAAGTACGTTTCGGATGTCTTCCAGGTTTGCAGAGCTTGGCTCAAATGCTGGAATCTCTTTTTGACGATACTCAGGTGACTCGACAAGTTCTCGTTCTTGCGCAGCGAAGACATCACCGATCTCTTTACCACGCGTAGCCATACCCGTGCGTTTTGCAGCAATGTCAGCCTGCGACGTTTCAGCTTCCGCACGTTGAGCCTCCATTAATCCAGGAAGTTGCTCTTCAGCAATCGTGCCACGCGCTATTCTGCTTTGCATACCTTGTTCTGGCGTCTGAGCCTCAGCAGGCTTTCGGCCATACACAGCGCCCATAGCTCGCGTGATTGGATCGCCAGTCGTACCAAGTGCGTCTTGCAGTGCCATGATTAACCTCTCGGTGGCGGCGTCTTAGAAGTTGTTTCCGGCGTTGCTACATTGCCGTAGATGGTGCGGTATAGATTGGTCAATGTCGTATTCAGCATGTCACGCGTAGCCTGATCAGCAGCGTAACCAGCACGAATAGCAGCGGCTTGGTACTGATCACCAATACCAGCAATCTTGATACCTTGATCAATCAAGTCTTGAGCACCACGCTGTTGCATCTCTTGCATACGCGCTTGCTGTTGTTGTTGCGCAGTACCGCTAGTCAAACCACGCTGTGCAAGCTGTTGCTTTTGCCTTGCATCAAGCGCTGCCATTTGCTGTTGTTGCACTGGTGTTAGTTCACCGCGCTGACCGCGAGCAATCATTTCCTGACCAAGTGCGCGATTAGGTGCACCTATCTGAGATAGTTCCTGCTGCATCCTGCGGGCTTGCTGTCCTGCCTGCCTAGCCTGAAACAATGCGGCAGCAGTGCCAAGTCCAGCTAATCCTTCTCTTGTACCTAGCACTTGTTTTGCGCCAGTCTTAAGCATGTCTTCAAAACTACGGCCAGGCGCCGCACCTTGGTCTATTGCCTCTTGCTTAAAGTCTCTTACCTGTTGCGGCCCAACAAATTCATTAGGCATTGCAGCCATTTGAGGTGCAAACGATCTAGTCATTGCTGGCTCAAACTGTGGTTGAGTTTGCGCTTGCTCCATCGTATCGGCAGGTGCTGAGTAAATAAATGCGTTACTCATATCAATGGGTTGAGATACAGTTTCCGGCGAAAAGACCTGGTTATCAAACCCTTGCTGTTCAGCAGGAGCCATGTCTTCATAACCGCCAAGAAAGTCGCCGTTCTCAAACTCAGGCAACCCAGTATTAGGATTCATGGTGCCAGCGCCACCTCTAGACTTTAGTAGTGCAGCCTCTTGCGGTGTGATGTGAGCCAAGATAGTATCTTGCCCACGCCCCTGCCTGCGTAGCATCTCTGCTAAGGCTTTGAGATCGAGGCCACCACCGAGAAGTGCGGCAAGTTGTTTAGCCATGATTAGATTCCTAACAAACGACGTAATTTCAACGATCTAACGTTCCACACTGGTTCCTGTTTCTCTTCAGGCGTACCCTCTATATCACCTAGATAGCCTTCTGACAAGCCTGGTCTAACAGGAAGTAAGGATGCAGTCTCTTCTACCCTGCTTCCAGGCGGTACAGGTGTTCGTACTGTCTTCGGACTTACTGTTAACTTTTGCTCTACCGTTACTGGTGGCGTCTCTACAACCGACTCCGGTGGCGTGTACGGTGGAGGCTCAATAGGAGGTGGTGGAGGCGTTTCAGGTACGGTTGGTTTTTCTAACTCTTGAATAATCTGTTGTAGCAATTGATCTTCAGGCGTTAGTTCTGCAGGAGGCGGCTCTACAGAAGGCGGTTCTGGCTGCGTAGGCTCAGGTTCTTCCGTATTGATCTGAGGTGTAGGTTCAGGTGTAACCTCTGGTTGCGTGGTTACTTCTGGTTGCGTGGTCACCTCTGGCTGAGGCGTTACCTGCGTTACGGTTTCTGGCTGAGTCTGTGTGGCAGTTTCTGGTTGAGTCTGCGTAACGGTTTCAGGCTGTACTTGCGTTGCAGTATCAGTTGCAGTCTGTGTACCTGTTTGCGTTTGAGTGCCAGTCTGTGTCGCCGTATCTGTAGCCGTTGTTGTCGATGTGGCCGTGTTGTTAGTCGTATCAACAGTTACGCTAGCTCCTGGCGTTAAGACAGTTCCTGTTGTGTCAACTGATGGCACGTTTGTCGCACCACCGTCTTGCGTTAGCACAAGCGATGTACCGTTACCATTATCTTGCAAGACAACACCAGTTGTTACATTTGTCGTTGCACCACCTGTTGTTTCTGTGGGATAGGTTGCCGCTAAACCTGACGTATCGGTGACTACTGGGGTTGTGACTGCAGGCGCTGTTGTAACAGTTGGCGTCGTAGTAACTGCAGGCGCAGTTTCTGTAACAGCCGGAGTAGTTGATGGCGTTATTGCAGGGGCGGTTGGCACTACAGTTGTTTGCCCTGGTGTAAGACCATTAGCAGGAACAATGGTTAATGCACCAGTGTTATCAATGACAGACGCTTGATTGTTATTTGCATCAACCGCAACAACTACTGCCGTATTGGTTGTATCAGGAGCCACCTCGAAGGAAGGTATGTCAACGCCAGTTGTTTGAAGCGTACCAAGGTTGTCAGGTGTTAGATCAACCTCTGGATTGACTGTTGAGCCACCTGGTAGGGTTGTTCCCGTTACTGTTAATGATGCGCCAGGAGGAGCAGCAACACCACCAGGGACTTGTACGCCAAAGTTGTTTTGCACTGCTGTAGCTAACTCTTCGCCCGTGTTAATAGCAGCAGCAGTCTTGCCGCCAATGACAGCGCCAAGCACTGCTTTACCTCTAGCAGCATTGGCGTCACCAGAGATTGCATATTCAGTTAAGCCTTCTTCAAACCCTTCAGTAAGGGGTTCTAGCAATGTACGCGCAACGACATTGTTAGCGCCTGGTATTAAGCCAACAGCAGCAGTAACCAAAGCTGCAACACCAGCATCCTGCCTAGCCATGCGAGCCAGTTCTTGCGGCGTAGCATTAGGATTGGTTACCTTAAGTTCATCAATTTTCTGCAAGGCTTGAGCGCCAGCAGACTCGGCAGCATTAAGTGCCATCGAACCAAGGAACTGAGCCACCTTGCCGCCTGGTAGCAACAAAGAAGGCAATTCTTGAATTAACTCTGAACCAAGTATGGCCGCAGCACCGGCAGGATTGTTAAGCGTAGCGCTGGCAATAGCTCTGGCAATCTGCTCTGTTGTTGCATTAGGATCGCTTGCGACGCGATAGATTTCATCAACAAAGGCTTGCGACTGTTGGTTAACAGTCTCTGGCCGCATAAGCTCGCCAGACGTTTGAATAGCCTTGAATTGATCTATAGCGCCTTGCGAGTCAACGCCTAACTGCTGGGCAGTCGCAGAAATAGCCGCGCCCAACTCTCCAAGTCCAGCCTGTGCCGTTCCCGTTAAACCACCTGCAACTTCATTAGCCCTGGTGTAAACGCTCTTAGTTTGGCTTACGATGTTGCCACTGCCATCAATCGTGGCTGTATCACCTGTTGCTTTGTCGCGCTGCGTTACCGTGCCATCAGCATTCTGCGTAACAACTAGATTGCCTACAGGCAGGACATTGGCGTCACGCTCTGTACTGATACTCAGGCTTGCAAGATCATTGGCAGTTAACTGCTTGCCAATTAGGTTTGGGTCACCGGCATACAGAATGCCTTGATATACCGCATTGGCAGGCAGTGCTTCAACCGCACCGATGACGTTAGGATTATCAAGGAATACGCCACCACCAGCAATCGTGCTTGCTTCACCTGTAGGCAGCAATTGCGTGATCTTGCCTGTATTGATATCTCTAAGATAGATGGTTCCGTTCGGGCCTTGATAGCGTTCAGTAAGCGGATACAGTTCTCTAGCAGCAGCTTCTGCCGCTGTAATTTGCTGCGCACCTTGCATAGCCTGGTTAGTAGACTGAGCCTGATTAACCGCTTGTTCTTGCGCCACAATGCCGAGCACATCGTCTTGTGCAGCGCCGCCCGTCGTATCCATGCCGACATCTGGCGTTGTGCCTATACCACCTGTTGTTACACCAACAGTTGTCGTGTCGGTTGTCGCACCGCCGCCAATAGTTGTTTGAGTGCCTGCAACTTGGGCAGGCGTTTCACCTTTGTTAATTGCAGCGGTAGAACCACCAATAAATCCTTGAATGGCAGATTGCGTGACATCACCGCCTGTAGCTAACGCTTGAGCAACACTGGTTGCCGCTGATACTAAACCACTATCAAGTACCGTATCACCTGTTAAGGAAGTGCCAGATAATGTTTGCTGCGCACCATTAGCAATGACTGAGTTAATAACGGCATTGCCTACATCACCGCCAGTAAGCGCTGCGGTTGCACCTGAACGAACAACGTTATCAACAAGCGAGTTGCCGGTAAGTCCGCTTGTTAGCTGGCCTACGCCAGCGCTAATAGCTGCGTTTTTAATAGCCGTTTCAGGGTCTGCGCCAGCAGCAACGCTTGTAGCGGCGTTGATAACAGCGCCACCAATTGCAGTAGCAGTAGCGCCTGTAGCGCCGAGTGCCGTACCGATGACTTGAGCAACCCCAGGAAATGCTGCCGTTCCAACGGTAACAAGCAAGGGAAGAACAGTTTGTAGCGCGCCGCCATCAACTTGAACATCAGTAATGGTCGTTCCAGTTGCTGGATCAAGATACTCATATCGAGTCATCTTTCCAGTCAAACCACTTTGATCATCAGCCTTGCGAACAATATCAGTTGGATTTAAGACCGCATACGTTTTGCCATTAACGGTTATATCGTTGTACGCAACCGTATCGCCTTGCTCACCTGCTACGGTATAAGCAGCATTCTGTACTGCTTGCTGTATAGCGCTAGATGTCGCTACAGACGAGGCTGGCGTAGCAGGTGTTTCAACCACTGGCGCAGGCGTAACAACAGGAGCCGGAGCAGGAGTTGGAGTAGGAGTTGGAGTAGGAATAACAGCGGCAGGTTCAGGTGTAAATGTCTCTCTTGGGCTTGCTCCAACCTGCGCTTCTGTATCTTGATACAACAAATCCATGACTTGCTGATCAACTGTAGGTTCAGGTGAAGGCGTGTAAACAGGTGCTGGTTCAACGTAATCAGGAGCCTGCAAAACAGGCTCTTGATAAGTAGGCTGAGGATCAGTCGCCGGAATGCCTAGCAAATCATAAACTTCTTGCACTGCATTACCAGGGTCTACTGAAGCAATCCAGCTTTTAATCTGAGAAGGCAATACACCACGATCTAATGCGCTGGCAACGTAACCAATCTTTGTTCCAAGATCGGCTTCTGTATTCCAACTAGTACCAAAGAAATTAACGATAGCCATGTCACAACCCCAGGCGATTGATGATGGATTGATGAATACTTAAATGGCCTTGCAACCATTCATAGAAATCATCTTCTTGGTTCCAATCGGTATCAAACAAGTCAAACGGATTCTCAAGACTGAGCCTGTTAGCAAGCACTTCATGCTCTTGGTAGTGCGACCAGAGCCAGTCATCAAGATCATCAAGATCAGCATCCGCTAACGGATACTGAGGTATGACAATATCTTGGTCTAGCAACTGTATGTAAAACGTACGATGCTGCTGCGCGTTTTCAAAGATCATTTCTCTCAAACCATCAGAGTCACCAAAGACTACGTTTGAAAGATTGTCCAGGTTCATACCGCTACTTTACGAATAGCTCTTGCAATCAATGATTGATTTTTAGCATTGTTGGCCTGACTCCCATCAGGGAAATCAATCCGTGTTGCAGTAGTTAAACCTACCCCAGGGTTGGTGCTTGTCCATGTTCTTAAATTGGTAGCGAAGGCTTCTGATCCACCCGATTGAAACGCTGCAACGCTAGTCTGTGCAGGCGTTCCTGTTGTGTAGTTGGAACCCCGTGAAGGGACTGAATATGGATTAGAACCGTTTGTCGTGACGTTAGATGCCGTAGTTGGTTTAAGGTTGTAGTAGCAAATCTCTAACTCATAAAGCGCAGGCAGATACCAATCTGAATAGCCGTTGATCGTTAACGCTGCACACCATTGAGCAGCGGGGTAGGTTGAAGAATCAAGCTCTGCTGTATTCGTTGCACCGTCATAAGTAGACAAACCTAAAGAATCTGATGTAGCTGAAGTTTTGTAATTAACCGATGCGTTTTGACCTGACGCCTTCGGGGAGACTAACAGGTAGTAAGTGTTACCACCAAAGGCTATTTGCCCTGCGTAGTAACCACCCTGCCAGAACTCACCAATGGCTGTTGGGCCTTGCGTCCTTGTGCCAATACCAAATGATCCAAATCCTTGGGCAGAGCCGCTACCTAATGATTGGATGATAGGCATTATGCGAACCTAGTCTGTGAAGCCAAGACCGTGAACGTAGCTGATCCAGTCTTGATGATGGAGTAAGAGTAAACGTCAATCGAACTAGCATTACCTGCTGTTGGAGCAGTACCACCCAACCACTTAGGAGTTACTGACGAACCATCAACCTGTACGGCAGAGTTGTAGTAAGCAGTGCCTCCATTAGTCACTAGAAAGGCACAGGTTAAGACTTCGCCTGTAGCCATTGCAGTATTCAGTGAAGTACCAGAAGAGGCTCTAAAGTTGACTGTGAAGTTCCCAGAGGCATTCGTTGTGTAGTACAGAACACCTTGGGTTGTCGTGTCGAAGTTGATCGTGCCTGTTGCTGCTGTTGCTGATACCGTGATTGTCTCAACAACACCTTGTAGCTTTGCACCGATCTGCGAGGATGTGGATGCTAGAGAGAGTTGTTTGGCAAAGGTCGCAGCCTGTGCAGAGGAAATCGTAAGTGCAAGCGTACCTCCAGTCTTGACCTCTAGGATGTCTGTGTTGTCAGACGTAATAGAGGTTCCAGCGGTAGCTGCATTAAGGACGTTAGCCATTATTAACCTCTACCCAATTGACTGCTTCTTCATCCCATGTGTACATATTACCGTCTGTGGGCATTGCTACTGGAGCCTCCCACTGAGCATTAGCATTAAGAAGCCAGCTAGCAAAGGGCTTAGGCGGCACAAACGCGTCAATGTCTGCTCGGTAGGTATAACCAATCCCTGCGTAGTTCTTACGCATGTTGCCGTTATAACTTGTCTGCTTCCACGTTCCACCGAGAATCTTCTCTAGATGGGCAGCACCGATGTGTTCTTTCTCAACACCGCTAGCGTCTGAAGTATCCTTGTTATCAACAACGACAACCTGCGTGACGATGTTGTTTTCATCAATCTTTGCGAAGTGAGCCATTACGCCTCCAGCCTAAGTCCGGTTAAATCCATTTCTTCCCCGACAACACCGACAGGAAAGGTATTAAAACTGAGTGAGATTCTTGTGTCCTCGCCTTTGACTTCAGGAACCATATGTGTGAGCGACGAAGGAAAGAGAATCAGTCTGCCTGCATAAGCCTCAAACCACCACGATTCAGAGTTATACGGGTTCCACTGGTCGGGAGGGAATTTGATCTGCTGCCAGCCATCTTTGTAGAAGTAAATCCTGTCATCAGGGTTGGTCTGGACATAGAACACACCTGAGATGTAACTATTAGGATGAGCGTGTTTGTGGTGATACTGACCTTGCTCTGAGTAATTGCACCAGCTTTGCGTGACTCTCAGGCTTACATTGTGCTTAGGATTGACTGTGGACTTGAAGTATTCCGATACAGCATCCTCAATAAACGAACGTAGGTTTGTCAGTACAGGGCTACGCAAGACAAAGTTATCAGTGCTTGTCGTATTTCCCTGATTCGGCCTCGTCTCAAGCTCACGGATGAAGAACAACTCCTCATCGGACAAGGGGCGACCTAATTCAGCAAAGCCTACAGGTGTCGGAAAGAGATTATGCAATTGCATCTTCAATTTCCTTTTGCTTGATGCCCATTTCTTTGAGTTGCTCGTCGGTGTAAATCGTAGGGATGCTGTCCTCAAACTCTCTGATCTTGTCTATCACCCAGTAGACCTCTTCAATACTCGGACAAGGTCTAGGATCATCCCAACGTGTAAAGACGTTGTTAGAGATTTCCCACTTAGCACCGGGACGTAGCAGGTGCATGGCTGTGTCTATCCCCAGAAACTTATAAACTTTTGTAGTCATGTTATTGATTGATTTTGATGATTACGATACCGGAGCCGCCTGCGCCGCCTGTGCCGTCATTAGGCCCATAGCCAGCACCGCCGCCGCCACCGCCCGTAAATGCCGTTCCAGCGCCGCCAGTAGCATTGTTATTAGTTCCATCTCCCGCACCACCTTTTTGTGAAGAAGGTGTAGAAACTCCACCACCTAAACCAGCAGTTCCGCCTTGAGAACCTCCGCCACCTCCACCAGCGTAATAAACAGTTGAACCAGAGATTGCAGATGTTGATGCTATACCTCCTGCCCCACCAACAGCCGGACTAAGTTGACCGTTGGCTCCTGCGCCGCCAGAACCGCCACCACCTGCGCCACCCCTAGCCGCAGAAGAACCACCCCCGTTACCTCCATCGTATCCTTGCCTTGTGCCACTAATAAATGATGACCCAGGGTAAATTCCTTTTCCTCCCGACCCCCCATCTGTCGCTCCACCGCCAGACCCACCGTTTAAGCCTGGATTAGCAGGCGCTCCTGGTCTGTCATCCCTGCAACCACCTGCACCACCACCAAAAGAATTAATACCGCTTAAAGTTCCAGTAATAGTTGTGCTAGAAACGGTTTGACTTACGTTAACAGTGTAAGTTCCGGTACCACCTCTTCCAGTTCCATAGCCTGTAATAAGCGTTCCAGTTGTAACACCTGTGCCAGATAAAGCCATTCCAGCATAAAAAGTGTTAGTGACTGTGCCGCCAACAGTTAGGGTTGTCCCTGATATTGATGATGCCGTTCCAGAAGCACTAGATATAGACGGATCGTTTGATATTGGAGAACCAGAAAATGATGAATTGGCCCCACTACTTCCTTGAGATTGGTATGTTCCACCGGAACCCCCACCGCCAACTACAATCGTATAATCTTGTCCGGCTGTAACAGATTGACTTGAAGCCAATCTGACTCCACCGCCACCACCACCACCTCCTAAACCCCCACCACCCCCACCACCCGCAACCACAAGGTAGTCAACAGAGGTCACACCAGTAGGACATTTCCACGTAGTCGTGCCTTTGAATACAAAGACGGTTTGGCTAGCAACGGTGTACTTTAGGATGACGATACCGGATAC